ACGGCGATCAAGGCCGCTCGAGGCGCTGCCGTGTTGGGCCGCACCGCCAACACCGGTCGGCGTGGGTCGCTGATTGGTGCCCCGAAGGACATTACGAGGGTGTACGGGGGTGGCACCGGTTTGCGGCCTCAACAGATTCTTGGTGAGCGCCGTGGGTTCCTGACCAAGACCGATGAACAGATTAAACGTCGGGATCGGATCGTTCAGTCGCACACAGCGCAACGCGTTCAGACGTTTACGAAGAGCGACGACTACGCCCGCATCGAGTCAACCATGGCGAAGCTTGACAGCGTCGATGACCGGTTCACGGCGTTTAAGCAGGTGACTGGCAAGGCCAGCAAGCGGATGGGCGATGACGCGATTCGTTTGTTTGCGAACGCTGAGACGGCTGTTGCCCGTGAGCGCACGATGCGTGCGTTGACTGGCGACGTGCGAGTTCTTGAAGAGGTCGCTACGGACGCCGGCAAGCTTCGTGAGATCATGCAGGGCGATAACTGGGCAGAGATCCAGAAGGCGTTGCGTGACCCCAAGACAGGCAACGCTGTAGGCGCAGCTCAGTTCCGTAAACTGACTGAGCAGACGGATTGGGCTGTGATGTCGCAGTTCCGAGAAGCCCTGTTTAAGTCACAACAGATATCTCTTGATTTTGATAACGGCTTGAACCGTTACTTGGGCACACACAAAGCAACGACGTTTGCGTCGCACGCTGCGGAGCACGCAGACGAAACGCTTGCTGCGCTTGAGAGCGTTGCTGCAATGAGCAAAGACGTGTACGGCAGCGTCCTCGGCATGGCAAACACCCCGTGGGGTAGCCGGCTTGACGGGATCTTGCGTCGACACGCTGAGGTGCTAGAGCAGCAAGGCGACCGGTACGTCGTTAGCGAGTTTGCTAACCCGCACACGGTCGGCGGTGCGCTGGGTGGTCCGTTTGGGCGCGCTATCCGAGTTCTGACCGAACGCGTCCCACAGTCGGTCATCTTCTTCAACGACGCTTCAGTTGTTCGCCAGTTCGAACGAGTCATCACACAGGCTGAACGCATCAATGTCGGCGGCGCGCAGATCGTTGACGCTCAAGAAGCTGGTCGGCTGGTTTCGTCGTTCCAAGCGTTGAAGATGCAGAACGATGTTGCTGGCATGTCGGCGCTGTACGAAAACACTGTCCGCACCCTGAACGGCAGGCTTGATGACCTGCTTAAAGAGTCTGGTATTGAGGGGATTGATAAGACGAAGCGTGCGTTGACTGATGCGTACGACGAGCAGCAGCTTGCTTGGATGAATGAGAGCGAGAAGGCTCGCACGATTGGTGTGACCGAGGACGGCGCTGACTTTTCGGTCACAGTTCGCCGGCAGGGCGAGAACGACGACATCTACGTCTTGCATCATCGTTACTCGCCGTCGCAGGTCAAGTCCTCGATGGTGCAGCCCCGCTACGACATTGTGCAGCGCCAGGTCGAAATGGCGCAGGCCCGTGCAGGCCGAGGCGCTCAGAAGGTAGCGGTGACGGTCGGTGACGTTACTCGAGGTTCGATGAAGCGTTTGCGTCCGGTGCTGGATAGCCCGCAGCAGGCGTGGCGTTCAAGCATGTTGTTGCGTCCTGCCTGGCCGATGCGTGTTGGCATTGATGAGCAGTTGCGTGCGATGGCTGACATGGGTGCGTTGACGACGTTGGGTAACCTTGTTACGGCGTTTCCTGAGATGCGTCGAGCGTTCGCTTTGCACAACTTGGACGGCATTGATGAAGCAACTGACATCGGACAGTTGACTCGAGTGTTGCGAGAAAGCGCTGGTGCAGCAGACGATGCGTCGTTGCTTGATTTGTTGGAGGCTGCTGGCCCTGACGGGTTGAACGACGCTGTGAAGCAGTTGACCCGTGAAAAGGTGTTGGCGTACCGCAACCAGGCTGGTCGCCGGTCGAACCTGCGCCGATTGGGCACGAACGCTGCGTTGAAGGGCGGCGGTGTTGGCCTGTTGATGGGTAACCCTGTCGTGGGGGCCGTGTACGGGTTCGCTGCGTACGCTGGTAAACGTCGCCGGATCAATCAGGCGTTGGAACGTAAGGCTGCGTTGAACTATGCGGGTGCGTTGCGTAACGAAGCCGAGCTGATGCTGCGTCAGATTACGGACGCTGACGGCGGCGACCTTGCTGCGATCCGCAAGTTGCAGGACGACGCCTCGTACATCGAGAACTTGGTGCAGCGTGAGATTGATGGCGCTAGCGATGTGCGTAACGCGTTTGATGCTGCCGAAGAGCTAATGCAGGAAGCTGGCGTTGGTGGCGTTTACCTTGGTGGCGTGACGTTCCGCAACGCGTTTGGTGACGACCCTCGGTATCAGGAGCAGATTCGTGCGAGCGTGTCGGCTTCTCGGTCGCAGTCGGCGGTGTACTCGGGTGCCCGTGTTGACGCTCAGCGTCAGGTGGAGCGGTTCCAAGACGCTGATTGGCGTGTGTTTGATGCGTTGGAAGATGGCGACATCTCGACGCAGTGGGAACGCATGATGAACCAGTACACGTCACGCGACATTGACCAGAAGTTCTACCAAGTGGTGTGGTCGAACGATGACGTGGTGGTGCGTAGGCAGAAGTTGACGGAATTGTTGGAGAACGATGAGCCGTTGTTGCGGAGTTTGAGCAACACGCCGTCGGGCAGCATCCCAGAGGGCGGCATCGGGGAGATGGCCGGTCGAATTATTGACGAGTACGAGGCAGTGTTGCCAAAAGGCGAGTTTGCTGATCTGCGTTTGCGGGCACAGGCAGGCGAGATCGTGCCGTGGAGCGATGTCACAAAGGCGTTGGACGCCAACTTTGGAAAGAAGATGCCGCTCAAAGAGCAGATCGAAGCTGTTCGTGCAGCCGGACCGCGCCCAGGCACTTACGAAAACTTCGGTAAGGCAACCAGCCCCGAACCGCTGTCACACTCAAGCTCTACCCGTCGAAACATGACCGGGCGCGCAGCAGAACACGCCGAAAGCCTGTTCAAGATGTTCGGCACGCTCCCGACCGACGAACTGGCCCGTAACCCGATGTTCCGAGTCAAGTACGAACGCGAGCTTCGCCGCCGCATCGAACTGATCGCCGACGACGACGGGGCAGTGCGGTTGTCGCAGCGCAACATTGACGAGATCGAACAGCAGGCTCGAGACGCAGCGTTGTTGGAAGTGCGTGAGCTGATGTACGACCTCGCTGAGAACACTCGTATCAGCGAGATGGTCGGCAACGCGATGCCGTTCTTCAACGCGTGGCAAGAGGTGATTGGTCGTTGGGCTGGTTTGTCGGTGCAGAACCCGACGTTTGTTGGCAACGCGATCCGCATCTACAAGAAGCCGTGGGAAGCCGAAACGCTCGGTATCAGCGAAATCACGACCGAAGACGCCGAGGGCAACGTCACCGGCACCTATCTGGCGTTCCGACCTTTCGGCCCAGCGTTCGATGAGGACGGCAACGAAACCACGATCTTCGAAGCGCTGTCGCCAGCAATGCGGAACCTCTTGATTCCCGAGTCGTTGCGTGACCAAAACGCTACGGTCCGGTTCTCGAAAGACGGCCTAAACACGGTCGTGCAGGCACCGGTCCCAGGGTTCGGCCCCCTCATCACAATTCCGGTTCGTGAAGCAATCCTGGCCGACCCGAGCCTTGAAGAGACGTTCGGGTTCATGTTCCCGTTCGGGCATCCTGAGGGCGGGTTCTTGGAACGTGCGTTTATCGGCAACTTGCCGACGTGGACCAAAGCTCTTGTTGACTACGGCACCCAGTCGCAAAGCAAGCAGCGGCTTGTGCAGCGCATGTTCCAAGACATCGTTGTTGAGCGGTCTGCTGCTGGCGAACCGCTGGACTGGAACAACGACCTTGAGGTGCAGGCTGCGGTTGAACTTGCAAACGATCGTGCAGGCCAGTTCTTTATCTTCCGTGCTGCTGCCGGTCTGTTCTCGCCGTCTTCAACGACGTTGTTGTCGCCGTACGAACCGTTGGTGCAGGAAGCTCGGAAGCTTCAGCGGGAACACGGCACGCTGATCGGCAACGATATGTTCCTCGACAAGTACGGCGAGGACTTCTATGCGTTGACTGCCCGCATGACGAAGCTGAACGATGGTGTGGCTGCGTCGATTGATGCGGAAGAGAACTACATGCGGCATCAGGATCTGGTGCAGGCGCATCCTGAGGTTGGTGCGTGGATTACTGGTGGCGTTGGTGCGTCGGATGAGGAGATGGTGTTCTCGCAGGCGGTGTATCGCCGTCAGCAGAACATGGAGTTGTCTCCTGGCAGCGACCAGACCCGTCGTGAACGTAAGACGCCGCTAGAGGCGCTTGGTGATACGCAGGCCGATTTGGGGTGGCGTGCTTACACGGAGTTGCGTGACTTGGTGCGTAGCAAGCAGGACGAGGCGATTGCTGCTGGCATGTCAGGTTCGCTGAACTCGGCGCACATGCGTCCGTTAGCTGCGTTCCAAGAAGCCAAGAAGGAAGAGTTGGCGTTGCAGTACCCGCAGTGGGCTGAGCAAGAACGCGATTTCACTCGTTCGGCTCGTCGCACGAAAGCTGTCGTAGAAGGGTTTGCTGTTGGCTTGCAAGACCCGCAGATCATGCAGCGCCCCTCAAGCGTTCATCTGATTGAATACTTCGAGTTGCGGATGTTTGTGCAGCGGCAGTTGCAGGCCCGTGACGCTGCCGGCGGCTCGGACTCTATTGGTGCAAACTCGAACGAAGACTTGCAGACGTTCTGGGAAACAAAGAAGGAAGAGTTGGGGATGCGTCCGCAGTTCTCGCCTCTTTACGACCGCTTTTTGGAACGCGATAGGCTTGATCGAGAATCGTTCGTACAGGACGACGCTTTCGAGGGACTGCTATGAACGGCATTGCACAAGAGTTTGCTAATTACCAACGTCAGTACGGCGGCTTGCAGGACCCCAACGACCCTGTCATTGGCTACGGCGAACCAGTACGAACCATTGACGTTTTTCGACCGCCTGGGCGCACATCGTTCTTTGTGGAGAGCGGCGAAGAACCAGACCCGATCTACGCATCAGACCTTGACTTCACCGGGTTTGATCAAGAAGACATGGCGCTGCTCGCCGTCGACCTGATGACTGTCGGCATCGGCGACTACGACTCATACTTCGATGACAACGACCAGTTCCGACCTGGAGCTCTGACATCAGGCGTCAATTCAGCCATTGACTTGGCTGAGGAACAGGCAGAGTTTGGGTTTGGCACCGATTTCCTTGATGTGCTGATGCAGAACTCTGGCCGGTCGCCAGAAGAGCTCCGGGCGTTGATGGCTGACAAGAAGGCTGAGGCTCGTTCGGGCGGTGGCCGTGTCATTAACTACATTGATCCGGTTGCGTTGATGGACGCTGCAAAGAAAAGCACTGCGTCGGTGACTGGCCGTATGGCGACTGCTGATGAGCAGCAGGCGTTTGTGAAGATGATCCACGGCTTGCAGGCGTCGGGTGCGACTGGGATCAGTGTGGGCGCCCGTGCGGAAGCGTTTGCTCGTGAGCAGGCCCCTGAGGAGGCTAAGGCGATGGATTACGCTGGTGCTGCTGGTGTGTTGATGCAGGCGTTGGGGATTCGGGGACAATAATGAGCGACATGGGCATCTTCTCGCCTGAGGCAACGAGGCAGACCGAGGCGACTGTTGAGCGGGCCGGGTACATCAACAAGTACGGTTCTCAAGTTGTTCCCGACCTAAATAAATCTCTGGAACGCAACATTCGTGGCGCATACCAAGCGCTTGAAAGCGAAGTTGACGAACTGACCGAGATTCGCAATCAGCTTGCGCTTGAAACTCGTCAGGGCGCAATGGTCGGTTCGGAGCTTGGCGAAGCCAACGCGCAGTTGTTCATCGGTCTAGAAGACTTTATTGACCAGTTGAACGACCAGGGTGCTTCTATTCGTGACAAGCAGGTGACTGTTGCAAGCCTGATCGCCCCTGATGCGAAGATCAAGGTCAAAGACACTCGGATCGGAAATTTCGAGATTGAGGGAACCCGTACGTTCACGGACGGTCAAGCCCTGCTTAACGAGGTGCTTTCGCAGGATCCGACGGCGTACAAGAATGCTACTGGATACTCAGGCATTAACATCAATGGTTTGCCGGCTGCGTTTGAGGCGCTGAATAGCAGCATTGAGGCCCGTCCTGAGATCGAAACAGCGATGGAGGAGTCTTCGCAGGAAGTCGAAGCTCTGAACGCTGAAATCGATCGTCTACAGGCAGATGCTGATGTGTTGCGTGCATCGATCAGCGAGGTTGATACGAAGGGTAAGCAGCCGGACCCGGCGACCCTTGAAGAGCAAATGAACATATTGGAAGGTGTGCTTGAGCGCAATATCACTGACAACCGGTTCGATTTCAGAATGCGGACTAACCGTCTGCGCGAGACTCGAGATCGTGTTACTCCGACGGTTGAGGCTGTGTCGGAGTATGAAAGTCCAGAGGTGCGGACTGCCCGTAGTCTTGGGCCGGGAACGGTTTCTGCGGCTCCTGTTGAGCGTGCTGAGGTTGATCCGGTTTCCGAACCTCCGGGGCAAGTAAATCTTCCGCCTTTTCAGGCTGCTTCGGACCCAGCTCTGCGTGGCCGTTCAACCGTTTCGGCTACAAGCGGCGTTACCCCAGGGCGCACCGTCGCGTCTGGTCCGTCTCCTTTTGCTTTTGGAGCTGACCAAGAAATGCCTGCCGTTGGCGACGACGGTGAAATCGACACTAGTGGCGACGGCGACGTTCCTAGCACGCCTAGCACGCCTCGGTTGTCGGCTGCACAGATCCGAGACGCTAACCAAGCAGAAGTAGAACTTTTGCTTGCAGAGTCGTTCGGCGGGTTCTCGTTCTTCCTTCAGAAGCACCGCAGCGACCTCCAAGTCGGCCTCACTGCGGACGGCCGGGTAGTTGCAGCCGACGACCCGAACGCTGCGTCCGTCAAGAACATCCTTGATGTCATTGTTGACCAGGGCATCACGGCACCGACCCGTGTCCTCGGGCTGCTTGAGAACACGGACTGGTTCAAAAACACTGACGCTCGAATGCGCGAGTACGACGTGCTCACCGCAGACATGTCGGAACCGCAGAAGACCGAGTACCTCGAGCCGGTGCTGGATCTGCTGCGTGAAGAAGCACAGTTCCTCGGATTCGAGTTGGACAGCGGCCGTGCCCGTGACCTGGCTGAGCAGATCACCCGTATGGGCGAAGAGAACGACAGCGAGTACATCCGTGGCCTGTTGACCGCTGAGGGATCGTTCAACGCTGCCGAGGTAACTGCATCGAGCTTTGCTGCGGCGCGTGATGAGATTGTGGCGATGTCGAAGCGGTACTTCACGCCGATCAACGAGGCTGACGCTGCGGCGTTTGCTGAGGACATCTATGTCGGTACGAAGACGACCGAGGGTGTTGAGCAGTATTTCCGTGAGATGGCTGCGAACAAGTTCCCGCAGTTGCAGAACTCGTTGAACGCCGGCATCACGCCTGAGCAGTATTTCGCTCCGTACAAGTACGAGATTGAACGGATGCTGGACCGTCCGAACGTTGATCTGTACGAAGAGTTCGGTGATGTGGTCCAGTACATTCCTGATACGGGGACTGGTGAGGCTCGTCCGATGACGTTGGGCGAGGTGCGTAAGTATGTGCGTGGGTTGGATGAGTGGCAGCAGTCGTCGCAGGGTACGGATTCTGCGAGGGCGTTGGCGTTCTCGATCGGGCGCGTGTTTGGTGAGGTGGCCTGATGAGTGACATTCCCCCGATGGACGTAACCGAGGACGACATCGCGATCTCTGCCCAGGAAGAGCAGGACGCACGCGACGCCGTCGAGATCATCCGAGACACCCTCCGACAGTACGGCCTGGAAGACCTGACCAGCGAGGCATACAACATGCTGATCGAAGGGTCATCCACCGAAGCAGTCGTGCTGCGCCTGCGAGACTCCGAACGGTTCCGTGAACGATTTGCAGGCATGGAACTACGGCGAGAAGCCGGACTGCCGGCGATCTCCCCCGCCGAATACATCAGCCTCGAGCGCAGCTACCGGCAAACCATGATGGCTGCCGGGATCCCTGAGGGATTCTACGACTCGCCCGATGACCTCGCAGCGTTTATCGGCAACGACATCTCCCAAGCCGAGATGACGCAGCGTGTGTCGATGGCGGCAGCAGCAGTCCAGTCGATCGACCCGAACCTGAAGACCCAGTTGCAGGATCTGTACGGGATCGGTGTGGAGAACGACGGCGAGCTTACGGCGTACTTCTTGGACCCTGAGCGTGGCGTGAACGTGATCGATCAGCGGTTGCAGTTGGAAGCGGCCGGGTTGTCGTCTGCGGCGATGGGAACGCTTGGCGGCGGCTTTGAGCGGGAGACTGCTGAACGGCTTGCTGATCTTGGTGTGCAGCGTCGTGAGATCACTGAGCGGCTCCAGGGGCAGGCAGCGGTGACGCAGCAGCTTCTGGGCGAAGAGCAGGCTGTGACGACTTCTGAGCTGGCCGCAGCCGAGTTCGGGCTGGATTCTGAGGCGACTGCCGAGGTGGCTCGTTTGCGTCAGCAGCGGCAGCAGCGTGGCCGCCGGCAGATGGGCACGCTTGTGACTGGGGCTGGCGCGTCTGGTCTTGGTCGGGCCACTTGACGCACTCTGTAAACTGCGCCTAACATCATGGATGGATCGGCCCCCATACGGGGTGAGCTGTTCCATCCATTCTCCGTCTGCATTCCACCGTTGTAGACGCGTATCGAAGGTGAGTGACATATGACAGATGAAATGCCCACCGAGGCTGAAGACTCTGTTAGCCAAGAATCGAAGCCAAACTGGCGACGCGATATGGAAGCTCGAGCTAAGGCTGGAGACGAAGCTGTCGCACAGTTGGCGCAGTTGCAGCGCGAGTTGTCGTTCCGTGACGCAGGTGTTGACCCGAACTCAAAGCAGGGTCAGTACTTCATGCGGGGCTACGACGGCGAGATGACTGCGGACGCTATTCGTGCAGAAGCTGCCGAACTGGGCCTTACCGGACAGCCGGTACAGGCGCAGCAACCCCAGGTTGATTATGGGGCTGAGCAGCGGATTGCGATGGCGGCTGACGATGCTGGCCCTGTTACCAATCCTGAACTCGATACGTTGATTCGTCAGACAAATAACCCTGACGAACTGCGAGAGCTTATGGAAGCTCACGGCCACACTTGGAACGCAGCAGTCTGATGTAGCTGAGGTGGGCCTGATGGGAAGGAATCCCAATCATGGCTATGACCAAAACCTCTTCGGTGTCTTCGGATACCACTGCATTTGAACAGCTTGCCTACTTCGCGCTGCGTAGCCAGCCGATGTTCGAGATGGTTGCCGACGTTAAGTCGACCAACCAGTCGCACCCTGGCTCTGCTGTCCAGTTCAACATCTACAACGATCTTAATCAGGAAACTTCTGCCCTGACCGAAGATTCGGATGTGACCGCTGTTGCCCTTGGCGACACGGTAGTTACCGTAACCCTTGCCGAGCACGGCAACGCTGTCACTACCACGGCGAAGCTGCGTGGCACCTCGTTCCTCAACGTGGATGCTGATGCTGCAAACATCATCGGTTACAACATGTCCAACTCGATCGACAAGATTGTTCAGAATGTCCTTGTTGGCGGCTCTAACGTCCTGTACGGCGGCGATGCCACTGCTACCGGCGAACTTGCTGCCGGCGACAAGATCACGGCGTCGCTGATCCGCAAGTCTGTTGCTGCGCTTCGTGGCAACTCGGCCCCGACGATGGACGGCGGCGTGTACGTCGGCTTCATCCATCCGGACGTGTCGTTCGACCTTCGTGAAGACACCGCTGTTACTGACATCATTCAGTACCAGATCCGTCAGGATGGCGCTGGTGTCCGCATGGGCAGCATCGGCACCTTCGGCGGCGTGGACTTCATCGAGACGCCTCGTATCGACCACGGCACCAACGACGGTGCGTCGAACGTGGACGGCTACAACACCGTCCTCTGCGGTAAGCAGGCTCTCGCCAAGGCTCACAGCCGTGGCGCTGGCTTCGGTGAGAACCCGGCCGTCGTGTTCGGTCCCGTGACCGACAGCCTCCGTCGTTTCCAGACGGTCGGCTGGTACCACCTCGTCGGTTACAGCCGTTTCCGTGAGGCTTCGCTCCAGCGGATCGAAACCTCGTCCAGCATCGGCGCTAACTGATAAGCGTTGATGGTGTAATGTAAGGGGGGTCGGGTGCGTGGCCCGACCCCTCTTTCACGTTGTCTGGAGTTGTTATGCCCAAGGGAAAGCCGTACAGCAAGATCGGTAAGGCTGCTGCAAAGCCGATGCCTAAGAAGCGGAAGAAGAAGAAGTAATGGCGAGTGGCCTGTACGGCATCACGTTCCTCAACGCACTGAAGAACGATCTTGCCCTTGACCTGGACGACACGACCGCTGACCGGTTCAAGCTCATGCTGGTCACGTCGTCCTACACCCCTAACTTCGGGACGCACGACTTCAAGTCAGATGTCACGAACGAGGTGTCTGGCACCGGTTACGACGCCGGCGGCAAGTCGCTGAGCTCGGTGACCTTGACCCAGTCTGGCGGCACGATCACGTTTGACGCTGCCGACCTGACCTGGGCGTCCTCAACCATCACGGCTCGAGCGGCTGTGGTGTACGACGATTCGCTGACGAACGACCCGTTGATTTGTTACATCGACTTTGGTGCAGACAAGTCGTCGTCTGCTGGTGATTTTGTGCTGACGTTCAACGCGTCTGGCATCTTTACTCTTGATCTGACCCCGTGAGGTTGACTCGTGCCTTTTCCTAATGAGCTTGATACTTCTGCGGTAGTCGGCGGCAATAACCTACCTGCGCCTGGTACGTCGCTGAATGAAGACCCGGCTACCTCGAATCACCCGACGCATTCGGATCTGCATGAGAACGTCGGTGACGCTGTCCAGGCGGTCGAGGCGAAGGTTGGTACGGGGGCTTCGACGCCTACTACGAACACTGTGTTGACGGGTACTGGTTCGGGCACGTCGGGTTGGGC